ATAATCTACTTATCAAGCACTATGAAAAAGAACGCTCAAAGCGTCAGGGAGGAAAGATATGACAGCACAAGATACGGGCTACGCGGCAGACCATTGGGCTTTCGACGAAGAAGTCGCGCGGGTGTTCGACGACATGCTGAGTCGTTCGATCCCGCACTATCTGTCTATGCGCGATGCAGTGACGAATCTTGGCGAACGCTTCATCACGAAGGACAGTTCTGTCATTGACATCGGCACGAGTCGCGGCGAGCAGATTGCCCGCTTCATCGGGGAGGGCGTCAAGCAGTCGAAAGCGGATCTGACTGATGCTTACTACATGGGGCTGGAAATCTCTGATCCGATGTTGGAGGCGGCTTCGCGTCGCTTCGACGGAATGGACAATATCGAGATTGTGAAGCATGACTTGCGAGACGGTATCACGCTCCCAGAGAGTAACCACGTCACGCTTATCACAGCGGTGCTGACGATGATGTTCGTACCTGTCGACACCCGTCTGAAGTTGCTGTCAGACATCTATGAACTCTTGAGCGTTGGCGGCGCGTTCATCATGGTCGAGAAGATGCTTGGAGAAGGATCAGCAATCGATGAACTGCTTGTCGGTGAATACTATCGACACAAAGCAGAGATGGGTTACAGCACAGACGACATCGAGCGGAAGCGTCTATCGCTTCAAGGTGTTCTTGTACCTTCTCAGCCGTCGACCCATGTCGACAACTTGAAGACCCTTGGCTTCCGACACGTCGACTGCTTCTGGCGTTGGATGAACTTCGCAGGATTCATCGCTATCAAATAATCAACACGTCAACAGCAATCAACGCTGAGAATCAACAGTTAACGGGGTTTATAGCCTGCATGAGACGCGATTTAAACGGGTCTAAATCTTGAAAAGGTATGTCAGCCCGCCTCGTGTTGCGAATTAGGTGACGGGTGATAATCTAAGTTAACCCGATCCGCGATTTTCGTCCTAGGTAAGTTTTTGCTGATTCGGAAAAATCTAATGACAAGGAGTCCTCTTTGATGTCGACATATGTAGCACCTACAAAAGTAGTAGCGAGCGATCCTAGGTAGTTCGTTGACTGAAATGAGCGACATACGAGAGGAGCTTGCTCTCGCTAGGGAGGAGATTGCAAATTTACGAGTTAAGTCGACAACGACCCTTTCTGGGACAGAATTCCTCACCCTCCTGATGCTAGGCCCAGTGGTAGCGGCCTTCGTCATACTCGGTATAATCATCGTGTGGAAGACAACTTCGAACCCGGATCAGGTGGCTCCCCATCTGGACATCATTCTGGTGGCGTATGCGATTTTTGCAACGCCAACTACGGCTGGTCTGGCCGCGATTACAGGCCGGTTTAACAAGGAGGAAAAATGATATTCAAACTTGGCCCGAAGACCATCAGTATCCCATCAGCGCGTTTGCCCCAGCTTGGACTGCCGTATTTACGGCTACTGACTGCGATCCACATCCCGATCCCGAAGATGATTAGAGTTGGAGGATTCCGTGCCGCACTTATGTCTCTCGTATTGGTGGCTGGAGGGTTTGGTGCCGCCTTTGCTCTGGTTATGCACGGCACGTCTGATGTACCAACGTGGCCTACGCCGGGGGCAGTCTATGCGCTACCCAATATCAACGGTCAACGACTCGCGCCCGACGAAACTTCGCCCATGGAGGCGTCGCAAACCCTCCAGATAAATTTGGCCTCTGGGGTTCGTCTAAGTAACTTGACCTTGAACAATCTCGACCTCGGAAAGGCGGGGCTGACGGACTGCGTTGCCATCCAGCGGACGACCAATACGACGGGCTGGCTCTATGTCGACAACTGGGTTATGACGAACGTCTCAGCACCATCGTTAGATTTTGCGAATGTGGAGACAGCGAATCTGGTTCTCAGTGCTTATACTGACGGACATGCGATGGATGCGACCATCGACTCAACCATCACCGATATGAACATCATCAGCACCCGTGGAAGCGGCGTCTTTACCGCTCAAGATTCAGTGGTGGACAGAGTGATTATCGAGATGCACGGAGATGCCATCATTGGCACTCTTACAATGACGGATGTGGCATGTTCAGTCGGCGGCTTCAATGTCGACTACGTTAAGGCTGGAGCCATCACGATGGATGCCACTTCAAAATTTGGTGATGGTGATGGTATAAATACGGCAGATTTCACTATAAATTCTACGGTTAAAGCCCGAACCATTACCGATAACCTCGTGGATACGCCGATAACGGTTAAATAAGCGACGAAATATGGCAAAGACTCGCAACAATCGAATCGTGCCACAATTATCTGTCAAGAAACTTGAAACGATAGATAAGCAAAAGCAAGCTCTTGAACTGCGTTTGGCTGGGCGCACTTGGCAAGAAATTGCTGACGCGCTTGGCTATGCTTCGACAGGCGGGGCAGTTGCCGCTGTCAAAACCGTACTGTCTCGCTCAGATGCAGACTATGGAGACAGCTTCCGAACTTTGACACTAGAACGATTGACAAAGATTCTGCAAACTTATTGGCCTGCAATGCTTCGTGGGGATCAAGCATCTGCGTCAGTTTGTCTGAAGACTATCAAAGACATGCGAGACGTAACGGGCGTTGATATGCCTGCCCGTATGGAGCATAGCGGCCCCGAAGGAAGCCCGATTCAGCATCAGGTGGTAACACTCGACGTTGGCGACATTGAAGACGCACTCACAACCTTACGCGATGCTGGGGCAATCAGGGTGGAAACGAATGGACACTCTGACACTGCCCTGGACGCACTATATCCCACACAAGCCGACATCTAAGCAACTCGCTTTCCTGTTACTCGATAACTCTGAAGCGTTGTATGGCGGGGCGGCTGGCGGCGGGAAGTCTGACGCGCTATTGATGGCGGCGTTGCAGTATGTTGACGATCCGCAATATTCTGCATTGCTTCTTCGTCGATCCTATGCGGATCTAGCTTTACCAGGCGCACTTATGGATCGGGCAAAAGAATGGCTGATGCCCACAGATGCACGATGGAAAGAGTCGTCGAAGACGTGGACATTCCCCAGCGGCGCGACGTTGTCCTTCGGCTACCTTGAGCATATGGGCGACGAGTATCGCTACCAATCGACAGAGTTCGCCTTCATCGGCTTCGACGAGCTAACACAATTTGAGGAGAAGCAGTACCGATATATGTTCTCGCGTCTGCGACGACTAGCTGATTCGTCTGTCCCTCTGCGTATGCGTACAGCGAGCAATCCAGGCGGCATCGGACATGAGTGGGTGAGAAGTCGTTTCATCGACGAAGACCCGCTTAAATCGCGTCGTGTGTTCATCTCAGCGCGTCTGCCAGATAATCCGTACCTCGACCAAGAAGCATACATCGACTCACTGAATCAACTTGACCCCGTCACACGTCGACAGCTATTGCAGGGCGACTGGACAGCACGACAGCCAGGCAATCTCTTTCAGCGCGAATGGTTCGATGTTGTCGAAGATGTACCAGTGTTCATCAATCGCAGTGTTAGATACTGGGACTTAGCGGCGACTCCGAAACGCCCAGGCTCTGATCCAGACTTCACTGCAGGCGTTCGCATGGACTACGCGACAGACGGCTTGTTCTACGTCGTCGACGTGCAACGCATGAGAGGCACACCCGCAGACGTTGAGAAGCGGATCGCGCAAACTGCCGCTATCGACGGGCAATCGACGCAGATAGTTATCGAGCAAGAGCCGGGGGCATCTGGGGTGAACACCATCTATAACTACGTCACGCGAGTCTTGCCCGAATACACCGTCAGAGGACAGCGAGCAACAGGATCGAAGTTAGAACGTGCTGGCCCCGTAAGCAGTCAAGCAGAAGTCGGCAACGTGCGCTTGCTTCGCGGCCCGTGGATCAGCGAGTTCCTAGACGAGCTTGAAGCGTTTCCGTATGGGGGACACGACGACCAAGTCGATGCATTGTCAGGTTCGATGATGCGCCTGCGTAGCGGGCAACATGCAGAGCCACAGGTACATCATCTAGTAGGGTCGCGCCGAATGACCCTTGCAGAGAATCCGTTGGGACTCGATCCTGACAATCCAATCTATTGGGACGCAAGATAAGGAGAGGGACATGGCAACAGACATCGTCAAGGCATTGAACAAAGAAGAAGCGCAAGAGCTAACAACGCGGATCAAGACAAACGTCGAGAGCCTCTGGCATCTGCTAACCGAAGCGCGTGAGCGTCGCGCATGGGAAGCGTTGAACTATGCTTCGTGGGCTGAGTATGTGCGGGCAGAGTTCAACATGGATCGTTCTCGTTCGTATCAGTTACTGAATCACGGGGCAGTCATACATCAACTAGCAGAAGCCGCTGGGCTGTCTACAAATGTAGACACGCCCGTTATCTCCGAAGGACAGACCCGCACGATTACCCCAGAGAAACTTCCGCAAGTTGTTGCTGAAGTGCGACAAGCTGTCGAGACAGGAACCCCGCCTGTCGAAGCGATCCGCGAAACTGTCAGCGATTTTTACCAAGCAGAGCGAAAGGCGGCAGTAGACCGTGCCGCATTTGAAGCCTATGAAGACCCGTCCCGCCCATTAGGACGCGTTAATGAGTCCATCGAAGCACTGGTGCAGAAGTGGGAACTGAAAGCAATCGCGCCAGCGATGATACGAATCCATAACAAGCATGATGTCGAGATTGCGATTGAGCGTTTATCTAAGAACATCGAATCATTGAGAGAACTCAAAGAGGTAATGATGGGTAGTCTAGCGAGAGAGGTTTTATCGTGAGCAAGTCTGATTATCAATGGTTCCGAGATTTAATTGCGGCGGACAGGCACCGCCGCAAACTTCGCAAGATGCGCAAGTCTGATATTCAAAACAACTTGTATGACATACCCGCCGTTCATCGTGAGTTACAAGATATTTCTGAACACAATCCAGCGATGGGAAAGATGTTCTGGCAGAAGCTCGTACCGATGATGATTGGAGAAGAATTGGCCCGCCCGACCTACTCTGTCTACTATCCCAATTCCGAGAAGGTCTTCGTCAAGATTCGCATGTACCCAGCTTTTATGTGGGGTGGAGATTGGCACTATCAGCACCGCTGGGGAATGGAGGCCGCTGAAGCGGAGCAAGTCTACTATACCCGACAAAAGAATCGTCAGGCTGTGGGCAGGCACGAACACTTCGAAGAAATGTTCGCGAACTTCTTGAAAGCCCACGGCGGCACTGGACAAAACATACTTATGGACGAAGTCATGTCCGACCTTTTGCGTAAGCATCCCGAGTATGACTTAGTTTAATTAGGAGACGATGATGGTTCTTCGTGCCAACGGGATCGATCCCGTGACAGAGTCCATGATGCAGTGGATTCAGCAACAAGCAGACAACAGGCGTGACGACTACGACATCGCCCGTCGCTACTATCACGGCGAACACGACACCGCATTGACGGATCGTCTGAAGAAGTTCCTGCCGCCGCGTCTGATGTTTCGCGACAACTTCATGAACGTCGTCGTCGACTCGCTTGCTGAACGTCTTACCCTCATTGGCTTTCACTCAGACAGCGACGCGCTCGCAGAATGGTCATGGGACTTATGGCAGAAGAACCGCATGGACTATACGCAAGTTGTGATCCACACAGAGACAATCATGCTAGGCGACTCATACATCTTGTGCGACTGGGACGCAGAGCATG